TGACCACAGAAGCAAGATGATTCTTGCAAGGATGCAAAATGCCCGACAATCTGGACCAAAGCCCTGAAGATCAAATTGAGGCGCTGTACCGCAGTGCCATGCTTGGAAAACAGATCGAATCTTTTTTAGCAAGTGATGTAGGTAAATACTTGCACACTAGGGCCCAGAGGGTATATAATGCCGCCGTAGAGGACTTTAAACGAGTAAAGCCCGCAGACGTTGACAAGATTGTTGAGATTCAAGCCAATATGTGGAAGGCTGAGGCCTTTATGGGTTGGCTTGAACAAGGTGTGCAAGAAGGCTTAACCGCTTTGAACATTTTACAGGAGCTCGAAGATGACCCGGAAACTACTTAGTCGTTTAATGGCAGAGGCGGATGGCGAAGGCGCAGACCTTGGCGGCTCCGACAGCTCTGCGGGCAGTGGCGCTATTGGCACGGGCAACGACGCCCGCGTAGCCCTGCTCAACCAGATTAGCGACAGCGCTGACGAGCTCCGCGCTGAGGATTTGGCCGATATTAACGACGACGGTACTACCGAGCCCTTTAAGGTACAGCGCCCCACTGGGGAAGAAGAGGCACTGGTAGAAGAGCCAGCGCCCAAGACCCCCGTAGAGCCAGAAGAGGAACCAGATTCCTCAGTGCTCAAAACTGACCAGATGGTGACCCGTAAGATTAACGGCAAGCTGGTCACAAAACCCCTAGAACAATGGCTGGTGGATGCCGCTAAGGTAAACGCCGCCGACGAATATTTGCAGGATGCCGCCCGTTTGCGGAAGGAAGCCCTACGTAGCGTAGAGCCGCCCCAAGACCCTGCACCCGAACCCGTGCGACAAGGCCCTTCTCCAGAGGAACTTGCCGCACAGGAACTTGCCGAAAGGCGCAAGCTTGCCCGAGCTATACAAATGGGCACCGAGGAAGAGGCAGTCGCTGCGATTGAACAATTGCAGAACATGACTAAAGCTCCTACCCTTACAGTGGAGCAGGTAGGTCGTGTAGCTGATGAGCGTCTAAAGTTTAATGAAGCAATGAAGCAGTTCTCAACTGAGTATAACGACTTAGTATCGAACAAAGAACTCTATCGTATGGTAACGCAGGCCGATCAAGCGATGCTCGCCCAAGGCGATCGTCGTCCTTACTTGGAACGCTTTACCGAAATAGGGAACGCTGTACGTGCTTGGCGTGATGACTTGATTAAGAGTGCCCTCCCCGCTAACGCCCCTGTAGAAGAGGCTAAAGCCCCTAAGGCCCCTGTTGCCAGCTTGGATGCTAAGCGTGCCGCCAAAGCCGCCGCTCCCCGAGTACCGACAGCCGCCAGCAAGGCCGCAACCCCGCCCGCAGAAGACGATGGTGAAGAGGACATGAGTTCTGTGATTGCCAGTATGGCTAAAGCACGCGGAGGCCCCCAGTGGATGGGTGGTCGCGGCTGATTTCAACTCTTTAAGGAGCATTTAAATGGCAGGACAAGTATGGGCGGTAAACTCGCTCGGCGGCTTTATGTACAGCCGCCAATTATCAAACGTTTTGCGAATGGCAGTACAGCCACTCGTGAAGTTCCGTCAGTTCGCTGACGTTCGTGACGCAAGTCAACAAGGCAAGAAGAAGGGTGATATCTTCACGTGGGACGTCTTCTCTGACGTAGCAACCGCAGGCGGTGTGCTTCAGGAAACGAACACGATGCCTGAAACCAACTTTACAATCGTGCAGGGTACTCTCACGGTTACTGAAGCTGGTAACAGCGTGCCCTACTCTGGTAAGTTGGACAACCTGTCTAAGTTCCCAGTTATGGAACTTATCCAGAAAGTGCTGAAAAACGACGCTGTCAAGACCTTTGACCGCTTGGCTTGGGCACAGTTCAACCAAACGCCCCTGCGTGTTATCCCCACTGCGGGTACCGCTACAGCGGCACTGACGCTGACTACTAACGGCACCGTGACTGGTACTAACAGCATTGCCTACGGTAACGCCCACGCCAAGTCTCTCACTGACTTGATGAAGGAACGTAACATCCCCGCTTATCTCGGTGATGACTACTACAGCTTGGCATGGCCAACGACTCTGCGGACTTTCAAGAACAACTTGGAAACCATCCACCAGTACAGCGACACTGGCTTCAAGCTCATTATGAATGGTGAGATTGGACGCTACGAAAACAACCGCTACGTTGAGCAAACCAACATCGCTAAGGGTGTGGGTACAACGGGTATCGCGGCTTCGGCTGGTGGCGACATGGTGCCGTGGGTTAGCGGCTTGTCTGACTGGATCTTTACCTTCGGTAACGACACAGTTGCAGAGGCTATCGCAGTTCCTGAGGAAATGCGCGGTAAGATCCCCTCAGACTACGGACGCTCCAAAGGCGTGGCGTGGTATTATCTGGGTGGCTTCGGTATTGTTCACACCCTGCCTGCTAACGCTCGCATTGTGAAGTGGGATTCTCAAGCTTAAGGAGCGCACAGAAATGACAACCAAAAACATGGCGTACGATCACGCCGCTTACATCAGCCGCCAACCTGTAGTCATCGGCCAGAATACGGCGGGTGGCTCTACGGGCTTGAACAAGTTTGTGGCCTTTACGGCTATGCAGATTTTTTCGGTAACTGCCACGCTTGTCACGGCTGGTACCTCCACGACCACTGCATGGAACGGCACTGCCACCACTACTAGTGTCAACGGTGATTCGTTCTCTGTTGTGCAGGTGTCCAACTCGGCACCTATCGGGTCAACCCCAGTGCTGACAACCAGCACTCACGGACCGTACAATCTCAGCTTGTACAATGGTACCGCAACGGCTGTTCAAACCTCGGTGGCAGGTGCTTATGTGAACGTTGCGCTAAGCACGTCCACTGGCTCCATCGCCCCTGTGGGTACTGGCGGCTTCACCGTCGGTCAGGGTGACCAGATTTCCATCGTGCGTGGTGCTGACGCTACGGCTGTCAGCGCGTTCTCACTGGAAGTTGGTATCCTGCCCCTTGCTAACGTAACTGCTTAAGGAGAGCAAGATGGCTGGAAATGCAATGACTAAAAAGTCCTACGGCAAGGTGGCCGGACCTGCCAACACTGGCAAGGTTGGTGAGAAGAAGTTCAACTCTGTTGCCGACCAACCAGTCGACAATACGGGTCGCGCTCGCTTTGCCAAGACACCTAACCCCAAGGGCGGTGACTACACGGGGGAAATCAAAGGCTCCCGTGGCGCAGGTAGTGAGTTTGCCGCACCATTGAACCGCAACGGTATTTCCGCTGAGGTTCGTGGCTTGGGGCATACCCATAACGACATTGGCGAAGTGTCTGGCTTCATTACTGATGGCTACCTTGACAAAGGTGACACTCAGTATGGGGAAGCGGCTAAGTTCAACTTCCTGCCTCCAGGAATGGACATCTCTAATCAGCAACTGACTGAAATTAACGAGATGCCACTGCGTAAAATCGTTGCCGAGAGCTATCCCGGCGATGGTTGGATGCCAGCTCCTAGCGACATTCCAGAGTAATTGCCCCGCAAGGGCTAGTGTGGTAAACTAAGCGGGCACTCGTAGTAGTGCCCGTTTCTTTAAGGAGCATAGAATGCACCCGTTACAAGAGAAATTTCAAGTCACAGTCCCCCAGAAAGAAGAAGTCGCTGATAATGAGCAGTGGGTTTGGCCGTTTCAGGGGAATGGAAAAGTACAGCGCACTGGTGAAAGTAGCGCAGGACACACTAACAACAGTGATGCAGATAGTTGGCAGTCGGCCAAGTTTAACCAGCTCCCTCCTGGGATGGACCTGCGTAACCAGCTACGGCCCCCGCAGTTCAACAATCACTATGTAGTGGGTGGGCGCAGTGACGTTAGCGGAAAGCTTGAAGCCCCCGACAGCATGGAACGTGGGTTTACGCGCCTTGAAATGAAGGGCACCGACGACCAATACACTGGCGAACACGTAGATCACTTCTACGGCGACGCTGGCGGCTTTGTTGAGCGCAATAACTATTTGGACCGCGAGTAATTAACTTAACCAAGGAGAGTGATGATGAAACTGAACCTTAAGAAGGACTATGCCACCGTCTGGGGGCATGACACCATAAAATACGAGCAGGATGGTAAACATTTTGGCTCTAATATGGAGGAGCTTGTACCCGAAAAGGTAACGCCCTCAAAACCTTCTGAGGCCGCAGTTGCATCTACCCCTGTTGACAATGCCAAGTTGTTCCTGCTAGCTGTTCTTAAAGAAAACCCACTGAGCAAGTCTGCTATCTTCAAAGAAGCAGAGAGCAATAACCAGAAGTGGGAGGACGTTAAGCAAGCCTGCGAACAGCTTGGCCTAGTCAAGTACAGCCAAAAGAACCTAGAAATGTGGAAGC